GTCATCCCGCACATTGCCATATCGCGGTCAGTCACCCGCACCCGATCCCCAACCTTAAATTCGTGTTCGCTCATTTCTTTCTCCCTCTCAAAACTGGATTATCCGGCCTGACGTACTTCGCCAGTTCCGCTCGCAACTCAAAATTGCGGCTTACTAGCCGCTCAAGCCTACCTTCGTGATCCTTCGCAAGCCTTTGCAGGTTCTCGATCTGTTTCGCTTGCGACTCAAGCAACGCTCGTAGATGCTCTAAGTCATGCTGTTCGTCTTCGGTCATTAAAAGTCTCCGTGAAAAGCTTCCGCGTCTTTGAATACATCGCTGAACCGCTTGCCGTCAAACTTGAGGTTGAACCGCCCTACCTTGCCGTTACGTTGCTTTTCGAGTAGCACTGAGGCATCCTGAGCGTCACGGCTTTCGCGATGCAACAGCATCACAATATCAGCGTCTTGTTCAATTGCTCCAGAGTCTCTAAGCATGTTGATGCTAGGCTCTTCGCCCTCAGCCGCACGGCCCAACTGACACAGCACCAACAACGCGATATTGAGCTGCTTGCTGACTCTTGCCAACTCTCCGCTGATCTGCGTCACCCGTTCGTAAATCTTTTGATGAGGACTGCTACCGCGAATGAGCCCAAGGTAGTCAACGATAACAAGCCTCACGCCACGCTTGGCAACTTCGGCCCTTAGCCGCGATTCGATCCTAGCCATCGAGATACCAGCCGCTTGCCACACGTACAACGGCAACTGCTTCGCTTCGCTACAAGCCTTTAGCATCCTCAAGCAATCGGCATCCGTGTAACTTGCGTTCTGCATTTCGCTGATACGCATGTCGGCATTCTTGACAAACTGCCGCTGGCCGATTTGTTGATTGGACATTTCGAGCGAAACGAATAGCGTCTGATCGCCGTTGATCGCGGCATTTTGTGCGATGTCCATCGCTAACGCCGACTTGCCTATCGATGGTCTAGCAGCAAGGATCGCGTACGATCCAAGCGGTATACCGCCACTCAGAGCCATGTCAATCTCACGAAACCCAGTCCGCACAACCGCCGCCGTCCGTCTGTTAGCTCTCGCATCTTCAAGGGTCTCCAAGTATTCGCCCATCAAATCTCCGAGATGCTGAACATCTTCGCCGCCAACGCTCTTGGCTTTCAGTAGCCGCTGTTGAGCGTTACTGACAACGCTATCGGGATCGAATGCCAACGACGAAGCCTCGGTTACCGCCCACTCTAAAGCCAACAACACCCGCCTACGCTCTGCCCACTCTGCAACTTGCTCCGAGTGATAGACGATGTGACCGGGCACGGTCTTTGTAACCAAATCGGCGAACCCAACGTCACCGCCGATCTTGTCAAATACGCCTCGTTTGCGAAGCTCTGAAAGCATTACCGATTCGCGGTGAAACTCTACGCCATCTTTCGCCATCGCTTGAAATGCCGCCCATGCGTCCGCCATCGGTTGATGGATGAAGTCGGAAGCGTCTAACGCATCCGCTACCGCGTAGAAGTCACCGGGCCGAAGGATGACACCCGCAATCAGCTGCTCTTCGATTGCTCGGCACGTCTCAAAGTGGCTTGGATGTAACGGCATCAGGCAGGCTCCCAGTTTTCGTCGATTACGGGTAAGGTGGATTTTTTAGGCTTGGGTGAGTTGTAGCCACCTTGCCCTACGTTGCTTGGCCTGTACTCAGGCTTGATGCCTTGGTACTCGTTGCCGATGGCGAACTCGATTGCGTAAACCAGGTGAGATGGACTGTCGTAGCCCCTCAGGGACTTCGAGACGTTTGAACGGCTCTTGATTCGCTTGCCGATGCTTGCTCGCATGGCTTCAAAGTCTGCTAGGGCTTGTCTTACCTCTGGAGTGTCGAACCCGTCTGGTATGTCCCACTCGCCTAGCGAAGCGGCTTTGCTTGTCCCCTTGGGGGGTAGGGGGTTATTAATACTCTTCTCTACTCTACTCTTCTCTATTCTAGGCGTTACTGTAACGTTACGCGTTACGTTACTTGTTACGTTATTTTTCGGCTCTGTTTCAAGCCGCTTTTTCTCCCTGTAACGGGCTTGTCTCTCTGCGTTTTTAGACTTCTGTTTTCCGTCCGGCTCGACGTTGTATTCATCGAAAAACCTTGGGAAAGTTAAGCCTTCGTCGGTCTCAATAACCCATCTAGCCGCTGCCATTGCTGACCCAAAACCGGGCATGTCGGCAATGTCATCAAGTACCCAAAGCCCAACCCCAAAGCACTTCAAATCGTCATCAACTCGCACTCCGCGATGACGCATGACGCCCCACACCGATAACAACGCTCCAACGCAAGCGTTACGCGTTACGTAACGCGTTACGGTCATGTTACGTTGCGTTTGCTGTGACACGTAACGCGACAATTCGCCCTTTTCGTCGCTGAGCATGTCCGCCATCAGGCAGACTTTCGGATCTCGATACAGATCCGTTCGCATCTTGATCCAATCGCCTGCCATGTTAGCACCTTGTACTAAACCCCCGCGTCGCCGTTTTGGCCGCCGAGGTGCGATTGCACGAAGACACGACGACGCGGGGTAATTGTTTTTGGTTTCGGCGGCCAAACCGATTTCGCTAAATTGTACTTTTCGTCAATCTGTAGGCATATGCCTAGTCAACAGAACGCCCCGCCCCTTTCGGGGCAGGACGTGGAGGTTGAAGCGGTAGTTGGAGTGAGACACTCGGCACTTACCGCGCACCAGCTCATTTAGCGGGATTCCTGCCCCACGAAAAGCAGGCACCTTTGCCCAGGCGAGCCAGCCTGTTAGTCGAAGAGGGTGGGCTGTTGTTGCGTCACTTGCTGCTTACCAAGCGATGCGAGATTCTTGACCGCTTGCCGATAGTAACTCGGCTTGAGTTCGCACCCAACACCGCGACGGCCTAGGCTCACTGCCCCGTAGATTTCGCTGCCAACGCCCATGAAGGGGGTAAGAACTGCTTCGCCGGGATTGCTCCACATCTCGACCGCTCTTTGGATTACGTCAAGTTGTAGCGGATGCTGGTGCCTTTCGTCGCCTTCGTCCTTGCTTTCCTCGTAGGGTAAAACTCGATCCAGCCGAATATCATCCCAGAAGCATGAGGCGTAGTTTCGCCAGATCCAATGCGAGTAGCGATTCTCGGTCTGCTTCCCAGTCCATCCGCGATAGCGATGAAGCTCCGCAGGGACTTCGCGTTCGCCGTAGTATTCATGCAACCCGGTTTCGTGTGTTACCGGAATCGGATTCTCTCCACGCTTGCGAAACGGAATCAGATAGTCAGCCGCTGCAACATTGGTCAACGTCGAGTCCTCGCATATCTGACGATGTGCCAAGGCTTTCGCCATCGTGCGATTACGAACCGCCAAGGGCTCTTTCCAGATGCAAATTCGCGGTAGGTACTCAAACCCAAGTTTTTCATGCAGTCGAATGATATCGCCTGGAAAGTCGGTATAGCCGCAAATGTTCGCACCTTGCTTCGGTACGTCCATGCAGTGAACCGCCGAGATTCGACCGGGCTTGGTAGCTCGTGCGATATTCTCGACAATGAAGGCGTAATGCTCAAAAAACTCCGCGTACGTTCTGGCGTTTGATAAGTCGCGTACGCTGCTTGAGTAGTTGTAAAGACACCCTCCGTTCTCAGTAGCGAAAGGCGGTGAATAGATGCTCATGCCTAGCGACTCATCCGGTAGCGATGTGATCCACTCAGCCGAGTCTCCGTTGTAGATTGCGTACTGATCGGTGATTACTTGTTCTGTTATAGCCATGTTGGTAACTTTTCTCTCTCTGGAAAATAATCTTGGGTAACAATGTGCATAGCGTCGTTCATGTGCTTACAAAGCTCACGAAACATCTTTTTCGATTGCTCTTGCTTTCGATGCAAGTTCTTAATAATACCCCGCTCGCCTTCGCTTGCGATGATGTTTACTGTAACGTCTTTTGTCTGTCCGAATCGATAGCACCTCCTGACCGCTTGATAGTATTGCTCGAACGAGTGCGAAGGAAACATGGTTACGTTATGGCAGTGCTGCCAGTTAAGACCCCACGCTCCAATCTTCGGCTTAATGATTAGCCGCTTGATTTCGCCATTTGAAAAACCAATTAACGCCTCTTCCTTTTCGTCGTCGCTGGTTGATCCTTTAACCTGAACCGAATCCGCGACCAACTTCTCCAGCATATCTCCTTCGTCGTTAAGTTCGCACCAAAGAACCGACGCTCCTTCGTGTTGATGGACTAGGCTTGCTGCCATCTCGCAACGCTCAGACATTGTTCGCCGCCTCTCTTCGCGCTCTTCCTGCATGTCACGGGCTGGAAGCGAAAACAAAAAGCCATCTCGCAACCTTGCCGAGTTTACAACGTGCTCCACCTCGATCAGTTGCGGCAACACAAAACGAGAGCCGTCGAATCCAACATCCTCTGGATTTTGAATCGACCTAGCCCACGAACAAACCCACGACCAAAAAGGTTGCTCCGCATGTCCACGAAATCGGTATTTCGTTCGGCCCCATCCGTGATGATCCTTGCTGGTTTCCTGCTTGAAGAACTTGGTAATCATATCACGGAAGCCAAGTAGCCCTAACGCTTCGCTAGACGTACCCAGTTCCCAGAAGTCGTTAGGGGCCGCTGTTGCGGTACATAGCAAGCGATATCGAACCGTTCGCATGAACTCAACGACGACCGCTTTTCGCTCGCTCTTGAAGTCCTTGATAGCCGACGATTCGTCGCACACAACACCAGCAAACATCGACGGGTCAAGCTTGTGAAGCTGCTCGTAGTTCGTAACCCATACGCAACGCTCGCCACTGCAAGAACCGTCGCGGGATCGCTCTGCAGTGATACCGAACCGCTCCGCCTCTTGGATTGTTTGGGCACCAACGGCAATAGGGGTAACGATCAAAACAGGCTTGTTTGTCACCTCGATAATCCGCTGAGCCCATGCTAGTTGCATTGCAGTCTTGCCCATGCCGCAATCCGCAAAGATAGCCGCTCGGCCTTGACGCAACGCCCACTCAACGAGATACGCCTGAAAGTCGTATAGCCAACCCGGTAGCTCTCCAGGGTCAACTCCGCAACGGTTATTCCATTGCGACTTTGACCTTATAAACTCTTCGTAATTCATCTCTATCAACCTCCGTTACGCCAACTCCATCAGGGCAACCGTTGCCCGTTTGCTTGTCGGCTTGTAGTGTCTCAATCTCCCTCAGTAACTCAACGATCATTGCCGAGAGTGTACCGCTTGTCCCAGTCCAGCAATTCGCTGGCCCGAAGCGTCTAGCGTGCTGTTCGATCTCAATCAGTCGCTCACGGCTTATCGGCATCCGCATCCCTCCTTACTGCTTCGGCAATCTCGGCCGCTGCGTCTGTGTACGCTTTCGCCCTAGACGCGACATACTTCTTAACGTCATCGAAATACAGGAAGTTAATCAGCCCATCGACCTTAACTCGAAACTGATCGCTTGTTAGCGTCAACCTGCCCGCTAAGACCTGCGAGATTATGCCGCACTTTTGCAAGATGCGATGGGCTACGCGGGCTTCGTTGTTGGTCATGATTGATGCTCCCTTCCGTGTATTACCTTAATAGTTTCCAAGCATTCGATGTATCGAGCATTACCAGCTTCGATCCCTCGCATCACCTTATCGACTGCATCCATCACCGACATACCTTCGCGGATGCACTCATCAAGAGCCTCTTGGTAGGTCATGTCAACATCCGTAAAGTCATCACAGACATCGCTAAACCGAGCCAACTTGCCGTCAGGCTGTTGCACTATTCGCCATGCCATCATTCACCTGCCTTTTCACTCTTGAACCGTACCTTTCGGCACTTCTCACACACTTCAATCGTCTCACCCGCGACTATTCGCAAGTGTTTCCATTGGTGATCCTGCGGCATACACTCAGCCTCGTAGGTCGCCGTGTATTCCACCTCGATCCAAATTCGCTTGTAGCACTCAGGGCAGTTGAACTCACCGGATTCGTACCGATCTTCAACGTCGAACTCCTCCCCGCAATGTGGGCATTGTGCATCGAAACTCATCATTCACCTGCCTTTTCCGCGCAATCTTTGCAGAGTGCTAAACCGTCGGGGATCGAAATAACCGGGAATCCGCATTTGCGACAAGGCGATATGTCCATGCCTGATCTGTCGAGTAGTTCGGTCAGTCTCGTTGGGTGCCTAACTTCCTGATCGATGACATTGCCTTGAAGCGTTTCGCATCGCTTGCACGATTCCGGAGTCACTAGGACATCACTCGCTAAACTAGATACGTTGTTTGCCATCACAGCACCTCAGCATGTTTCGACTTCGCCAACACGCACCGGATAGCAGCCTTGATTGCTGCGCCGTGCGTAGACCACCACGCCGCAGCATCGGCGTGCATCCGCTTGATCTCGTCGCTGTCATCAGTCCACGACAGCCATTGCTCGTTAGCGTGCGTCTGGCATCCTATCGAAGTCCTTTCCGGTGTGATGCAAATAGACCAGCCTCCGAAGTCCATGCGGCAAATAGGCAAGTCTATTATTGCATTTGAGATGCCGACACCGCGCAAGTTGGCACCGTGCAAGTCGGCACCGAGCAAGTTAGCACCGTGCAAGTTGGCATCTCGCAAGTTGGCATCTCGCAAGTCGGCACCGTTCAAGTCGGCACCGCGCAAGTTAGCACCGTGCAAGTCGGCACCGTTCAAGTCGGCACCGCGCAAGTCGGCACCGTGCAAGTTGGCATCTCGCAAGTCGGCACCGTTCAAGTCGGCACCGCGCAAGTTAGCATAGCGCAAGTCGGCACCGTGCAAGTTAGCACCGTGCAAGTTGGCATCTCGCAAGTCGGCACCGTGCAAGTCGGCAACTCGCAAGTCGGAACCGCGCAAGTCGGCACGACTTCCGCCGTGGCCAGTTAGCCACTGAGCATGAGCGGCTAGCACCTCTCTTATCTTTTTAGCATCCATCACAGCACCTCAAAGCCTTTAGCGGTTATGCGGATCGTCTGACCGCCTGGAAGTGTATACAGGCCATTAACTCGTAACTCTCGGTGATCGTAATACACAACCTGCCGAATCGCGTGCCACCTTGGCAACTCGTTCGCAACGCCAACCCTGTCATCTCCGATAACGATCCAGTCTTTGCAGCCGCTTGACCAATACGCATCGCAAGCCAATCGGTCTTCATCCTTGCCTAGCAATCGCCATCCGCTGGGGATTATGTCGCGGGATCGGCAACCATCCGAAGATGTTGGATTGTTCGCCTTGATATCTATACTCACTTTATCAACCTCGCTATTCGTTTCCACTCTTCGCTGACCGCATGAGGCACGTTGCCCCCTGGCCGTCGTAGTTCAAAATAAGCCGCCCTCGTTGCATCAAACTCCGAAAGACCGCCGTCGTAAATCATCATTGCAACCCGTTCGCGGAACGCTTCGATTACGCTCTGCTCGCTGCAAGTTCGCATCGTAGGCACCGCTTTTTGGTCAACGGGATATTGCATGTAGAGCACCACCATTTTGCATACTGGTAATCGCCCTCGCTATTAAGTCGTTGACGCATTGGCCGGATGCCCTTGCGTACGTTTTTGAGTTGCTCTGCCCGATGCGGTGACATGCCGAGCATCTCTTCGTTTCGATGCCGATCTGCAAGTCTTTCGAGCCGAATTACAACCGCATGATCCTTCGCTATCTCAGCCATTTCTGACACAACCTCAGAGTAGCTTGACCCCGCAGCGATTGCTCTGGAGCATGCGCTGCAATGCTTATCACCGCTCTTGATGTACGAGGGGCTGAGCGGTTTTTCGCAGCATCTACACCGCATCGAGTCCCTCGCCTTCCTCGACCTCAAACGAAATGCGAGTGACTGCAAACGCATCGATACTCGACGCCTTGCTAGGCTTGTCAACCCATAGCGAATACCCACCATTGCGTTCGACCAAAGCCCACCGCTCAATCTTCATTCGCGGCTTTACTTCGATTAGGTCGGCATTGCTGATGGAGTCTATCGCATCAGACCCATCGCTTCTCCAGCTATTCATCACCCATCCGTTGCCCTTGAGTATCGCGCCGTGAACTGGGTAGATGTCGCCGCAATCAGTCGCGTAGATTCGAACCTCTCGACCGTCCCGCGTTTTGTATTGCTTGTCTTTGTCAATCATCGCTAAACCCTCGCCATCGGCATAATAACTCCAACAACGTCACCGGATGTCAACACAACCGGATCGCCTGAATTCTTGTATCGCATCTCCACCGT